AACGGCGTCACAATCAATTTTTTGGACATTATTCAATCGGGGACGTTGTATCTCAACAACGAGAATGTGCTTTCAAACTTTCCAGGCTCTTTGTACTACAGTTACAAACAGGCTATCGACCATGGACTTTCGGTGCCTACGAAGAACATTTACATGTACTGCTTCGGGGACAACCCCAAAGAGTACAACCAAGAGGGGTACGTCGATTTCAGTACGCTCAATTCACAGACGACGCACTTGGATTTGGTGTTTGATCCGATTCTTTCACCTCAGATTGAAAAGTCTTACACAATGTACCTTTACTACTATGGGTATGTCCCTCTTCGAATTTCCGGCGGATATGCAACACTCCTTTCTCAGTGATGTAGTCGACGATACCGTTGACGATGCACCAGCGAATGAAATTCAGTTGTGCAATCGTCGTCGTAAATCCCTGAAACTCGATCCGTTCCGTACGACAAAATGGATCGAAAAACTTTTTCGAATAGCCATCCAGTGATGACTTGTACGCCACGTGGACTGTAAACTGACGACCTGTCGGCGTCGTATACGTCACGTTCGTCTGACGAGAATAGTTTGTCACGAACCATTCGAGGTTCCTGAGAGACACTCCGCGTCTGTGTTCTAGAATATCCTTGAGTTGTTGGGTATGCTCAGGGACTTCGAAAAATCGCCGGAGCGCCTCGAGGAGGAGGTCGCTCCGTGTCGCCATAGCACTTTAGGCGCGTTTATTTTTAAGTAAGTACCATTTTCCAAGTCGCTTCGCGACTTTCCCATGATCAATAAAAGACGGGTCTTTCAGACCCGTCTTTTGAGAAGATACCACGTCGCCGCAGCTGCAACCAGGGTCCATCCTGCGAGGTGGTCGACCCGGTCCATGATGGCAATCTTTTCCGGTGGCAGCTCGTCAAACGCCTGTTTGTACCCTGGTGGCTTGAACGGCAACCAGATGTACCGCCCGAACGGAACAGCGGTCGGCTGTAGCTTGTTTTCGCAGTTGTAGCTCCAGTCATACCACGCCAGAGCGAGATAAGGAAACCAAAGCAGGAAAGCGAGAATCCATAGATTTCTGTGCGGTGAGTACCAGTATCCGAGCGAAAGAATAAGCGAAAAAACGACACACTTGACGTTAAACTCGAACGGTTTTCCTGGGAAAAGTCCACCAGCCATACTATATATCTATTCGAGAGTTTTTTCCACGTTCACACGCTGGACACCCTGCGAGAAACATCGGCGGTAGACTGTGTGTATGTACCGGCGTCGGTGCCATCAGCGAGAGCTGAGACCTCGACGGTACGATAACACGCTGGACCGGCTTTTGATCCTTGTGACAGCTACAGTACCCGGATCCATCCTTTACACCGCGTTTACATTTTTGCTTTGACGACTTGCTCAGTCCGTGACACACGTTTCCGTTCCAGGCGCTCGTCGTGTTTTCACTCGCCGTTCGAAGCAGCTGTTGCAAAGAAATGTCAAAAGTGCGACTAATCTTTTCAAGAGCTGTTGTCATGCGTTCAATGACGCGACGCTCCACCTCCGACTCAATCAACTGAGCAATTTGTTGTTCCATGGTTTTTCATGGTGAGGAACTTTTATGTTGGTATAGATCAAATGCCCAACTCCCCCAACTCACCTAGAACAGCAGCAGCGCGTCGTCGCAATGCTATTTCTCTTGCAGCCCGACGCAACTGGCACGCTCGTGTCATCCAGGCGCGTGTCCGTGGTATGCTGACCCGCCTGCACCTTGCAAACCCAGCATGGGGTCGCACGTACGCCAACGTCGTCGCCGGTCGCCCAGGTCTGGGATACAGAGCCGTTATGCGTCGCGTGTTCCAGCGCCCAAATAACATGCGCGCTTACGGCGCTCGTATTCGCGCCGGTATCCGCCATGGTCCGGAACACTATGTCGCTGGGAAAAGCACGCGCCACTGGCGTCAACATGCACTTGGAATGAAAATGTCAGCTGCTGCGAGGGCGAGCATGAAGGGAGTAAACGGTCCCCGTGGAGCTGTGTCCAGACGTACCCCTTCCCCGAATCGTAACAACAATAACAACCTGTACCGTTAAAACTATCGCGACTTGATCGTAAAATAACTTGCGATTGACGGTGTCGTCAGATAATCCACAGACTTGAATATCGTCTGGAAAGGGTTCGCACCCACCAGCGGTTCGAGCAAGTCACACACAGGCTTGACCAACTGATGTTCAAAGTAGTACACATAGTCCAGGGGAATCTTGTTGTCCGTGACCCATGACGGATCCTCCGCCTTGTCACACAAAAGACCAGGCACCTTTGTAATCAAAAACGCGACCCGGTCCCCATTCTGGGGTTCGGAACCCGGTGCGCGTTTTCGAATCTTGTCACGGACCTCGACGTGTGGAACGCGTGTCTTATAGTCTGCTCCGAGTTGTTTCGACATTGTGAGTTCCTTCGGATCCACCTTGCCTTTGAGAAGCGCCTTTGCAGAGGTACGCGCATACTCGATGGCTGGTCTTGGATCTTCAGAGTTCAGTACTAGATTCAGGAGTTGTTTGAGAACGCCGCGGACGTACATGCACGTGTCGCGTCGAACCACCTGCAGACCCTTGACGTCAATCTTTTTGAACACGACCGCGTCCCCCTTTTTCTCGTACATCTTGGCGGCGTATCGCTTTTTCGAGTACAAAAAGTATGGACAGTACACCTTTTCGAGTTCCAGATCGTTCGGCGCCTTGAACAACTTGGAACACTGTTCGGACGCCTGTTCGCCGAGTTCCCATGAGTAATCGATCGCATCTTGACCTTTGCGTCCCTGGACGTCAAACTCAACCATCACCGAGTCAGTGTCACCATACCGCACCTTGGCACCCGGGAAATGTTCCTCGACGTAATTCTTCGTCTCTTCAATCATCTGGCGACCACGCATCGTCACGGTGGATGCGATGGCGACGCACGGCAACATCCCCTTGGCAGCACCCGTGAATCCGTAGATTGAATTCATCGAAATCTTGTATGCGAGCTGCTGACCGTTGTACACCGCCTCCATCGGTGTTCCTTCTGCTTGAGCCATCAGTTTCTTCGCCTTTTTTCGAAACGCGGCAAGCTCGTTCAGAATGGCTGGGAGGAGACTAGGAACTCCTTGAGCGAAACGGTATGGACCGTACTGTTCGTAAGTAACGCCCGGGACGTTTGCAAACCTGGGGTCGATAACCAGGCTTGAGTAGCACAGATTATGAGCACGCATGATGCTCGGATACAGGCTAGCAAAATCAAGGGCGGTGATTGGGCCATAGTATGCACCAGTCTGAGCATCGAGAACGGTCGCCCCTTGGTATTTCTCGTCACCCGTAGCTTTAGAGTACAATGTCGGAATCATAAATCCCAGTTCGCGCGCTTTACGTGCCAACTGAGAAAACACCTTGATTTGCTGACCGCGTTCACTCAGGTAACTCAAAGGGACCCATGTCGCCTTGGCCATCTCGATGAGGTTCTGAATCAGACACAACTTTTCAGAGATGCGATGTGGAAGCTCAGTATCCTTGATACAGTAATCCGCCACTTCACCCAGCCGTTCAGGGTCACCTTCACGAAAATGAGCAAACATCTCCTTGATGGGCATGTCAATCTTCTGATCCTTGAGAAACTCCTTCGAGACGTTGTTCAGGGAGTAACTCTCGAGCTTGTGTTCACGCTTGATGTCCTGAAACATATCAAACACGTACCGACCGAGCATGGGAACCATCTTCATGTCGTTCGATCCGAGTGCGTTGGACGCCAGGTGCTTCACGACGAGTTCGTTTGGAATGCCGCGTAGACGACCCCACATGTGTGCATCCGGTCCTGCGACTGTGACAACCGCGCGCGTGTACAGATACTCTAAATCGAACCCGAAGATGTTCCAGCCAGTCACAATGTCCGGATCAAGTTCACGGAGGTACCGACCGAGGCGCTCAAGCATCTCACGCTCAGTCTCAAACGACTCACACTCTGCGCCGTTCGTCTGCTTGACACAAAAACACTTCCGGTCGAGGTACTCTTGGCGTCCAAACTCTTTTGTGGTGACTGCCACCTGGAAACACGTGTCCTTCTCCTTGAAGGCGTTCGGGAACGCACCCGACTCTGAGTACGACTCGATATCGAGGCTTGCGATTCTCAACGGTGCAATGTCGTCGCGGTCGACGGGTTTCAGGGTTCGCCAATCCGAAACGCACAGATCGATGTCACACGACGAATCGTGTCCCGGACTCGCATTCTCGGGAACCTGGACCCACCCGGTCGACTTGATTTCTGACCGGTGCATGAAACGCAGGACTGGATCGAGATTCTTCTCGTACACCTTGAGTCCTCGAGGACGACACTCCTTGAGGTCAGCGAGCGTTCGAAACCCC